AGTTGGTAATGTATTTCCAATAATTTGATATTTTCCAGCAGCGTGAATACCTAAATCTGGATTTACTCCTCTTGGATATTTTTTTTCATTTTGACGATCAATTACTTCACCAATTGTCATACTTGTTAATGGTTTTCCTATTACTTTATTGGAATCACCAGATCCAACAATTTTTCCACTTACATTAGTTCCTTGATTCATCGCATTATAATTTCCACCACTTTCAGGTCCAGCAATAATATCAAGTGCTTGTTTATGATTTGGTTGTAATATTCCACCTCCACCACGACTAGCATCACCAGCAGCGTCAGAAGATCCAGGAGGAGCACCAGGAACTGCTTTTATATCACCAAACCCAAAATCTAATGGTTGTTTAAGAATATTTACTGCATCATCAAAATCCTTTGTCATTCCATTCATACCAATTTTAAGTTTATCAAAACTATTACTAATTAATCTACTATCATCACTAAAATCAAACTTAATAAAGTTTGTAACAGATCCAGTTAAAATACCTCCAAATCCAGATAATGTAGTGGTAAGATTACTCACAAAAGATCTTAAAACACCAACCAATTTCCCAATTCTTCCTATAAGTTGTTCGCCAAGTTTAATAATAGTTGGAAGATTATTCACTAACCAACCAACCAATAAAGTTCCGGCAAAATCAAGTATTCTACCAAGAAATCCTTTTGTACTAGAAGATATTACCTTTCCCTGTCTTTTAATTGCACCACTAATTCCTGATGCCTCAATAATATCTTCTCTTTCTCTTCTTCTGACTGATTCTCTTCTTTTTTGAAAATTAGATCTGGAAAGAACTAATGTACTTTGTTTTTGACGATTACTTTGTACTAATGTTTGATTGATTTTGAGTGTTGTTTTTTGAGTGTTTTCAATACTTTCATTAAATGAAACAACAGACTTTTTAATTTTATCAACACCTATGGAAGATTTTATTAATGTCCTTCTTTGAGGTAATAGTGCAGTATCTATTGCCATCTTATGTCATCGGTACATTATAGACTGAATGAGCGTACATAACATAAAAATTATTAGGGTTTTCTGGATCAATTACTGGAACCGAATTGGCTGATCCACCTGATTGACCTGATCCTTGTGGTCTTGCCGCTGCTCCTGCACTTGGTATAGTTATAGGAATAATAGTTGGTGTTGCTTCTGGTAATGGTCTAATACCTTCAACTTTCATCTTCGTCTCTGGTTTTATTGGCATTATTTGTGCAGAAGATACTGAATCAACAGGTGCTTGATTCATACTTACACCAATTACCTCTTGCACGGTAGATGTGCCATATTGAGGTTGTTTAGTAAAGTCTGGTTCTTGACTAGATGATGTTCCAAGCATAGAAGATGCTATATTACTTGGTGGTGGTTGTTGAAGGGTGTTGGTTTCAGGAACCATACTAATACTTGATTGTGTAGAACCTTGTTTTGGTTTTAGTTCTTCTGAAGTTGGTTTAGTTCTTTTATCTAGAGGAAAAGTTAAATCTCCATTTGGTAGTTCCGAAAATCTCTGTCCACCAAAAATAACATATTTTACCGAACTTGCTGGTGCTGGTGTAGTGGTTGCTGCTGATGATGTTGTATCTGCTGGGTTAGGATTTTCTTCTTCTTTTTTATTTCCAGGAACGAAAAAATCATATATGTTTTTTCCTAGCTTTTTAACAGCACCAATAAGAGATTTAACAGGATTCAAAAATATTCCTATATTAACTGCCTTTATAATTTTATTAGTAATACCAGTTATAATATCAAAAACTGAAGTTAGACTAGTTTTAATTGCCTTATAGACTACACCAATAAATCCAAGATTTTTAACAACATTATTCTTAACTTGTTCTAGTTTATCTTTAACACCTTCTGCTAGTTGTTTTATTCCTTGAACTCCTTTATTCACTAACCACCCAGCTAAAAGAGTAGTAAAAAATCCCATCAAACGCGAAAGAGTAAATGATGCTTTTGCTGCAATTTTTTGTACTGGCGAAATCAAAGCACCTTGTATTCTTCTTTCAACAATACTTTCTTGTCCTTCTCTTAATTTTTGTTCGGCAAGTCTTCTTTGTTGCTCTTGTTCTTGTTGATCCTGCCTTTTTTCTAAATTAGTATTCGTTAAAATATTTTTATATACATTTTGCATCCCAGCATTCAAAGCATTAACTTGCTGCGAAATAGATGAGAGTTGATTAGAAACTGCTGTTAATCCTGCAGAGTTTCTTGCTATTAATGATGTGGTAACTGGGTCTGGTTGAGAAACAGCAGGTGGAGCAGCAGCAACAAAAGAATCCGCAGACACAGTCCTTCTAGCGATTCTTAACCCTCCGGATATTGGTGATGCTACTTCAGCCATTTACTCCCTGCCTTGTTTTAAGTTTTCTTCTTCAATATATTGTTTAAGAAGGGACAAATAAATTTCCCTCTCCCAAGGTATCATTCCTTCTAGCTCTGTCAAGCTATATTTATGATGCTGCATCAAAGAAAAATTAACTTTGTAGTATGACTCAAGGTCTTCGTGAGACATACTTACGCGAAAAAAGCCGACAATCCCTCCAATACAACTTCACTTTCTACATTAGTTTTTGGATTTGTAATTTTAATGTTATGAGAAAGTTTAGGCATCGTATCAAAAAACTTCTCAATTTCTTTGAATTGTTTTGAGCTCATCTGCTCAATAAACTCGGAAAGTTCTTTTTTAGTGCAGTCGGTTGCAGACCAAGATTCTTCTTCAGAATAAATTTGCTCCACACAAGATGCAATTAGATCAAAGGTTTCTGTAACTCCAATATCACCACCAGAAGAGAAATTAGTTTTAACAAATTCATTCATAGATGGATATTTCATTCTTAATGTTAGGTTATCATCTAATTTAATATCTTTTGAATGATTCTCATCAATCTGAATTTGAATTTCATCAAGATTAATAAGAACAGGAACCTGCGTTACATTATCGTCTGGACAAGTGATTAGAACCTCAACATCTTCACCGACAGATTTTCCACGAATGTTAAGAAACAAATATTCAATATCAAAAGTAGATAATTCATCAACTTTGATACCTTTTGTAAGAATGCAAGCAGAAATGACATTCTTAACGGCATTTGCAATTTGCTTACTATCTTCACTCTCCATCGCAATAATTAGAATCTTTTCTTCTTTAACTAGAAAAGGTCTATACTTAATATTTTTATTACTTGAAGGAATCTCCAACTCATATGTTGGTACAGAAATTTTTGGCAAAGACATAATAATCCAAATGTAAATCAGATAAAATTATTTATATGGCTGGCCGAATTTAAAATTGCTGGGTTGCTCTTTCATATGGACTGGCACCCAATCTTACAGAACGAACTCCACCTGCACCAGCAGCACCAGCAGACATAGGAACATAAACTGGTTTATTATTATCAGTCTCATTTAAGAAATTGGTTTTTAACTCTGAAATTTTATTATTATCACTTTTTCTAGCAATATCAAGACTGTATATTTTACCACAAACATATCTATTATAATTAAAAGATGCACTTGCCTTCAATACACTAGAAGACTCATAAGATATTGATGTTGAATTTAATGAAAGTGGAAATAAACCATAAAAGGTATATTCAATATATTTTTGATAATCTCTATCAAACTTTATAATTTTTGTTGCATCACATTTATATTGATCTGGATATCTCATTCTAAAATTATATCCACTTTCATATGGTTGTGCCGCAGAACCACTAGAAATAAATTCCGTCCAGTGTTCTAAAAACTTTAAAGTTTTATAAGAACTATCTACATAAAACTCTAAATCAATTTGAGTAAAAGTTCTGGTATGTGCCATCTTTTCAGCAACACCAGTAAAGTTTCCAACAATATCGGCAGTTGCAAAAGAACTTCCTGGAAGAGAAGCAGAATTACAAAGTAATCCAACAGACTCTCCTACAAATCTTGGATCAACTCCTCTTCTACCCAAATAAGATCTTAAATTAGCAGATAATCCTCCAAAGATTACCTGATAGTGAGAGGTTTGTGCTAGATTTGTAAAAAGTGGTTGAAAATCTGATATTCTTCTTGGTCTTGGTGCAGGCACTCTAAATACCTATTATGATTCTTTCAGTTATTTAGATGTCATATAAGGGAAAATATAAACCAATATATCCTCAAAAATATGTCGGAGATCCAACAGGTATCATATACCGTTCTTTGTGGGAACGACATTTTATGAAATATTGTGATACGAATAAAAATATTTTGGAATGGCAGTCAGAAGAGAAATATGTTGTTTATAGATCTCCAATAGATGGAAAGGCTCACAAATACTTTCCGGATTTTCTTATAAAAGTCAAGGAAGATGATGGTTCAATCAAAAAATATATGATTGAGATTAAACCCCAAAAACAAACTGTTCCACCTGCAAAACCTCAAAGACAAACAAAAGGTTATATTCGTGAAGCATATGAGTATGCCAAAAATCAGGCAAAGTGGGAGGCGGCAAGAGAATGGTGTGCTGATCGTGGTTATGAGTTTAAGGTTCTCACCGAAAATGAATTAGGTCTTAACTAATGCCTAGAAAACCTTTATCTGCAAGACAACAAAAAAAGCAACCAACAGATACTGATACAAATCAGAACCGAGTCCGTGCAGTTCTTGATGGTATTACTGGTAAAGAAAATAGTGATGATCTAATGATAGAACTTCTAGAAGCACTAAATGAGAGTGGAAAAATTCCAACAGCAGGAAAATTTTATATTTTTGTTTATAATGCAAAGACTTCTAATATACAATACGATCAAAATCCTCTTGTTGCAGTAACAGAAGTCTATAATTGGGGATTTAAAGGAATTAATATGCACTGGGGAGAAACACGCCAATATACTTGGAGTGAAATTGCTGGATCCTTATATGAAGTGTTCCCGTCAGAGATAAAAGACCTTCAAGCAATACCTTTTAGTAATTTCCGAATAAATAATTAAAAAGTATCATAAATGCCCTACGATAATACTGCTGGAGATATTAAAGATCTAATTGCAAACACCTATGGTAGAGGAAGAGCAGCATCTAGTGGTGTAAAGCAAAAGAGTTTTAGATATCCCTTACAAAGATTGGATGATACATCAGACTATCTAGAAATTAAAATCTTTGATTATGTTAAGGGCGATCCTGAAATTGGAATTCCTCCAAAATTAAAAACAGCACAACAAAGATTAAAAGCAAATCAAACAAGTCCAAAATATTATATACTTTTACCAATACCTCAAAATGT